AATCAGATGATTATCAATTAAAATGCATTATTGCTTCAAAAGATGGAAACAGATATTGTGTTAGAGAAAGAGAGAAACTTGAATTGGCTGCTAATCTTTTAGCTAATGTTACTCAGAAAATGAAGGACATGGTTGCTTATATGAAAAAAAAACACCCTGAAGATCCACGCATAAAACGTCTTGTTGAAGGTTTTAATCCAAAAGTGATTAACGAGACTCTACCTACATCTGAATTAACCGCATTTAGTGAAAACAAAGGAGAGAAACTTGCATTTTGTTTAAACACAACTAAAGAGGGAAATAGACTCATTGATATTAATACTCTTACTTTTGTTGCATTTCATGAATTATCACATATTATGACAGAATCTATTGGTCATAAACAAGACTTTTGGCAAAACTTTAAATTTTTATTACAAAATGCAAAAGATGCCGGTATTTACGAATCGGTTGATTATAAAAAAAATCCACAGAAATATTGTGGAATGACCATAAATGATAACCCATATTACGATTTAGTATAATTATAATTAATAAAGATAATTATTTTAATTTTGTTTAAGATAATGAAATTAAAATAATAACAGCTTTATATATATGTCACAAGAAACTACTACTTTAGTTCAAAAAATATATAAAATTAAACAATTAGTCAATGGAGAGATAAATACTATATATGTTTTTAATGGAAAAGTAGCTTCTGAAAATGAAGATGAATTGTTTCAGAAAATATTTACTCCTGAAGAAATCACACAAATAAAAACTGGTGAAATTTCAATAGTATTTTCAGAACAACAAATTAATTTTGATGATTCAATTGCAACAATTAAAATTAAAATACTTAATGAGCTTAAACGTGATGTTTCTATAGAGGAAATATATTTGTATTGTCAAAAAATAGAGACACTAAATGCAGTGTCAGTTTATCAGTCTCTTACTCAAAATGGAAAATTACAATTGACAAAAGTGAGATTAGAACAATTTCTTTCAAATATAGTTAATGATGAAAACGGAGAAATATTTGTTCAACCAGAAGAAAAAGAAATTTATACATTTGATGATATTTTCCAAATGAAATTTGATAATAAAAAATATCTTGTAAATAAGGTTCTTGGTCAAAAATTTTTTATTGTTGAGAATGAATACCCTTTTGTATGTAATCCATTTGCAGTAGATGATTATGACAAACTTTTGGAAAAAACAGCTCGAAAATCTCTTTCAACACTCAATAATCATTTGTTACTAAATAGTGGTGACATCTTTAGTGATAGTATTTATTTATGTCTTGCAGAAGATGTTATCTCTTTTGTTGCAAGTAAAGATATTTCAGAAGAGTCAACTATTAAGATTTACTATCCTTTTTTATATAATAAAAATATAAATAATTTGTCTGATTTGATTTTAGAGAGAAGCAAATTTGTTGAAAATAATAAAAAAATATTGAACGAGCGTGTTATAGACTCATTTAAAACAATTGATATGTTTTATAATATTTATAAACTAAGAAAAACTGAATTGAATTATGTTAAAAAAGGTATAAAATTTATCAAGGCTGTCATAAGACCTCAGTTTGATATTAAAATTCCTCTAGAAATTATTTTTAAAATTATACATGCTACGAAAGAAAATCCATTAATTAAATATAATCCATCCTCAAGACAAGAAAACGTATACAGGCTTTTTACTGACAAAATTGCTACAGATGGAAGAAAAATACCATTTCTTAAAAAGGCTGCAATATTTAAATTAATGAAAAATATTGCACGTAATAAATGTGTTGGTGTATATATTGAAACAGGAGAACAATCATTTGTTTGTGAATTTGATGAAGAAGGATACATAACTATTAGCACTGATTTGAAGGCTATTGTAAGTGTAGAAGAAATAAATGAAATGTTTAAGGAGGCTATAAATCCATTAATCCAAGAAATTAAAATTGTTTTGGAACAAAGTGGTTATAAATTAGATAGTTTTGAAAGTTTAAATGACGAAAATATTGAAATCAAACAATTAACATATGAGACACAAATTTATATTAAAAAACCTCTTAATTTAGATGCATATAGGAGTTGTATATCAAGTGTTTTTATCAATGAAACTAACAAATTTAAAGGAAATAATATAGATTTACGATTTAAACGAGTATCAAATTATAGTAAATTTACTAGTCAAGAAGCATTTATTTTAGAAAAATCTGCACAAGGGTTAAGAGGCGAAGAAATTATTGAAGCTCTTTTGGAAAATTTCTCGGAAGATTTAGACCGAAAAGGTGCTGTTGAAATGGTAATGAGAATTGCAAATGAATTAGAAGTTGAAAGAGGTGTGAGAAAATCAGACATTAAAATAAAAAATAATCCAGGGTTTAAAACAAATATTATACTTGATAAAGAAACTGGAATTATTACAATTACAACTGAAAATATAAATAATATAAATTATCTACAGACTTTACCTATATACTTAGATACAATAGTTCGTTTAACACAAGACAAAACTTCTACTTTTTATCCTGTTGCAGAAATAGCTTATTTTTGTTCAACAGGAGATAAGGGTGAATTATCTATTAATGATATTATTTCATCTGTTGAAGAATCTGCTTCTAATTCAGAAGTTGTTACTATTCAAGATGAAGATGTTATATATGACAAAACAAATATTGCGTTGCCAACTGAAAAACCAAAAGGTGCACTAAGTTTATTCTTTGACGATGATGATGAAGAAGATGAAGAAGATAATTCTGAAAATTTAAAAGGAGGTGTAGGCAGTGATTCATCTGAATCATCGATTGAATCTGAATTTGAAGATGATAGTCCAGAAAATGTTGATAGTCCAGAAAATGTTGATAGTCCAGAAAATATTGATAGTCCAGAAAATATTGATAGTCCAGAAAATGTTGATAGCCTAGAAAATATTGATAGCCCAGAAAATGTTGATAGCCCAGAAAATATTGATAGCCCAGAAAATGTTGATATTGATTCAGATTCAATATCTTCAGAACCACTATCTTCAGAACCACTATCTAGTGCTAATAAATTAGAAGACTTTGACATATCTCCTAGTACTCAAGATTTTGTTGATAGCCCAGAAAATGTTGATAACCCAGAAAATGTTGATAACCCAGAAAATGTTGATAACCCAGAAAATGTTGATAACCCAGAAAATGTTGATATTGATTCAGATTCAATATCTTCAGAACCACTATCTAGTGCTAATAAATTAGAAGACTTTGATATATCTCCTAGTACTCAAGATTTTGTTTCTTTTGAAAATACAGATGTTTCGGAAAAAATACCTTCTTTAGAATTAAATAATCCTTCTGAGTTAAATGAAGAAGAAAATTATGAACCTATTGTGGAAGATGGAGAAAATATAAATATAGAATACGAAGAATTTGATAAAGAAGGTGAAAATTTTTTGGCTCCACCTTTTGAAGAACAACAACAACAAGAACAAGAAGAAGAACAAGAAGAAGAACAACAAGAACAACAAGAACAACAAGAAGAACAACAAGAAGAAGAGGAAGAAGAAGAAGAGGAAGAAGAAGAAGAAGAAGAAGAAGAAGATGAAGTAAGAAACATTGATGGAATGAAATTAAATAAACCATATTACTTCCAAACACGTATTGAAAAAATGGACCCTTTGTTAATTTTAAAAGAGGATACACCACAATTTAACTCTTATCCTAGAACATGTAGTTCAAACATGAGACGTCAACCTGTTATTTTAACAGATACTCAATTAGAAAAAATAAACAAAGAACATCCAGGGTTTTTAAGAGATGAAGATGTTATCAAATATGGTTCAAAACCAGAGAACCAGTTCAATTATATTTGTCCACGCTATTGGTGTTTAAAAACAAATACTATTATAGATCCAAAAGATTTAAAAGAAGTAAGAGGTGCTGATGGTAAAACAGAATTAGTTCATCCAACATGCGGCAAAGTATTATCAAAAAAAGATAAAAAAGTAAAACCAGGTTATTATATTTACGAATTTTATAGTCCAAAACCTGGTAAAAAAGACACAAAAAAGTATCCTAGTTTAATACCAGATTCACATCCAAATGGATATTGTCTACCATGTTGTTTTGATAAATATAATACTGAAGGTCGCATAAAAGCAATGGAAAAGTGTACAGAAGAAAAAAAAGATGATGCCAAAGATAATACAAAAAAATCTAAAAAAGAGGAAGATGCGTATATAAAAGCACCTGAAAAATTTCCTTTAGAAGCAGGTAGATGGGGATATTTGCCAGTAGAAATTCAAACTATGTTAAATGTATCAAATTCTGATTGTCAAACTAGTAAAACAAATACTAATATTAAAGAGAACCATCCTTGTTTATTGCGTCATGGTATCGTAATAAATCAAAAACAATCTTTTATTAGTTGTATTTCAGATGTCATTTTTTTTGCTAAAAAAAATAAATCCGTTTTGTCATCTATTTTGAGTATAAAAGAAATGAAAGACTATATAATTAGTGCTATATCAATTGATTCTTTTATAAAATATCAAAACGGAAATTTAGTTACAGATTTTCAAAATTTGGATAAAAATGTGGATTTAAATACATATAAAGATTCAAAATTGTTTTCAAAATTGAATATGAAAAACACAGAACATATTGCTTATTTTACTAAGGTAGTCACTTCATTTGAAAATTTTATTGATTTTTTGAGAGATCCAGATGTATTTATTGACCATACATATTTATGGGATATTATCAGTATGCCTAATCAAAAATTATTCCCAAATGGTGTTAATCTTATTATAATGCAAATAAATAATGACGACATTACTAATAACGTAAGTATATTATGTCCTACAAATCATTATTCTTCTGAATTTTATCAAGCAAGAAAACCTACAATAATGCTAATAAAAAAAGATGAATACTATGAACCTATATATTCTTATACAAATATTAATACAGAACAAGGAAAAAGCATATTAGTTTCTAAGGAATTTAAAGAGTATGATCCTAAACTTTCAATTTCTATGAAAACTATATTTAAAGATATAATTAAACCATTTTTCAATCTAATATGCAGACCATTAGATAGTTTACCAAACCTTTATAAAGCAAAACGTGCATTACTTCTTTATGATTTGGTTAAAAAAATAGATAAATATGATTATACAATAAAGAAATTAGTGATTAATTTCAATAACAAAGTTATTGGTATAGTTGCAGAAGAACCAGGAACATCTGGAAAAGTAGGTTTTATACCATGTTATCCTTCACAAATAGATGAAACATTAAAGAAAGATTTGGATTATGTATTTATGACTGATTTGGGATTATGGAACACTTACCAAAATACTATAAATTTTTTAAATAAACTAGATAAAAGAAGTAAAAAACGTAGAGAAGTTGCAGATATTCCATGTAAGCCTGCTTTCAAAGTAGTTGAAGATGAACATGTTGTTGGTATACTTACAATTACAAATCAATTTATACAATTATCGCAACCATTGCGTTTAGATGATGTACCACATGATTTAGATATTCCTACTCTAAGTAATAATAATTATATTATTGATGTGAGTAAATCACCATTGGTTCAAAGTGAAGTAGAGTTTACAACAAAAACAGACGTAGACAAAGAACGTGTTGATTATATAAAAAGAATACGTCTTGAAACAAGTTTTTACAATGTTTTTAGAAATACAATACGTGTTTTAATAAATAACTATGAAAATATCGCCATAAGAGAGAAAATAGAAAGAGAAATGGAAAAAGAATATATTATTTATTCTGAAAAACTTAAAAATATTGACAAATATCTTAGGGATTTAGTGCAAGATAAAATACAATTTATTGGTGATAAAAATTACTATAAATTAATTAGTGAAGTATCTACATGTATTGTAAGAGACAAAGAGTCGTGTAATTCCATGCCTAATTTATGTGCAGTTACTGAAAATGGAAAATGCAATATGATTTTACCTGAGAAAAATTTAATAACACAGAAATTTAATGAGCCTATTTATTATAGTCGTTTAGCAGATGAATTGATTCGTTATTCTAGAATTAAATCGTTTATGCTTCAACCTCAAGTATATCTTTCTTTTGGAAATATAGGATATAACCTAAAAGAAGATGAAATTATATTAATGCAATCACTATTGTCACAAGAATATTTTGAAAGCTTAGTTCCTGCGAATACAAATAAATATTCTAAAAATATTTCTTATGATGAAGTTCAGCCAGTAAAAACACAAGTGTATAACAATACATTTTCATCATTAAAAGAAGCTTATGATAATACAATAGAATTAAATTGCGAAAAGTCTTTAAATGAACGCATCGTTTCTAGTATATGGAATTCTTGTTTTCCAAAAAACTATTCTGAGATTGTATATGGAAAAAATAATATATGTACATTTGAATTTATCATTGACTTGATAGAGCGCAGAAATGGAACAAAATTTACTATTAGTCAAATTAAAAATCAATTGTTTGACGAATATAAAATATATTTGGGAGAATACATAGATAAAATTGTAGATATATTAATTCTTGAAGGGAAAAAAACACTTGGTGATCAAGTCCATAATGGTGTACTTTCTTTTGCAAACCTTATTTATACAGAAAGTTATTTTTTAACAACATTTGATTTGTGGCTATTAGTTATAAAATACAAAATTCCTACAATTTTCATTTCTCAAACATCTATTTTACAAGCTAATCATGAAAAGACTGAATTCGTTGGTTATGGAACTAGAGATGATGATTTTGCATTTGTTGTTATACCTGGACTTAGACCAGAAAATATTCCAGGATATAAACTTATTTTAAGTAATGATGGTGATGCATTTATTTCATTAGACAAATTAAATGATAATTGTGTAGAGAGAATATATAAGGTAATTGAAAATCAAATTACAATTCAATCTTATTTACAGAATTTTAAGAAACCAAAAAAGACTATTTATGTTAAAAAGAAACCTGCTGCTCCTGTTTTAATTCTATCTGATAGCGAAGACACGCCTTCTGTTAAACCTAAAGCAAATATTGACAGAAAAAAGAAAACCATTATAGTAGAAGATGATGAAGAGATTGTTCTTCCTGTTG